AAATCATCTTGTATCTCTTGAGATGCTATAAGATTAGTATCTTGGTCAGAATAACGTGAAATAGTTGAACTATTTAAAATTTCACCTACTATTTGAATATTAGCCATTATTATTTGTTAAATCGTTTATTATAGTTTGAGAATCTAATACTTCTTGTCTTAAATTAGTAATCTCATCTAATAATGCTTGTAAATCGTCTTTATTAATTTGTACTCCTAAATAATCAGCTTCTCTTTGTAAAATATATCGATGAGAATTAGTATCACCTTCTATAGGAATTTGATTAAATAAATCTTCATATAATTGAAAAAAATCATCTAAAGTAAAAGAAGGTTGTTCTTCTGCTGCTTGATTATTAATTAGTTGATTAAAATTTATATCAACTACTTTAGTAAATTGATCTTTATCAAATACTGTTCTTTGAATAGGTATTTGTGACATTATCTTATAACTTTAAAATAATAATTATCATCCATTACTATTGTATTACCATTTACTATTGTTTTAAATAATAATTTATAATAACGTTCTGGTTCCAATCCATTCATATATACATCAAAATAATTACTAGTTGAATCAGCACTTATTTTTGTATATGTTGTATCATAATCAATTACTATTTCTTCAGTATCTAAATCTTTTATAGACCAATATGAAGCTGTAGGTAATAGTTTATTATTTAAATATACAGAAGAAGTTTGAAAACTCCTAGCAGGATATTTATCTCTTATATTAATTCTAAAGCGTTGAACTGAATCTTGTTGGTATTCATTTTTATTATTAAGAATACTAGCAACAATTAAATCAGATGTTATAGTAGGTAAAGAACCAGTTGAATATGAAAAATCATTCCATCTAATTTCTAAACTTGGAGGATATATTGTATGTGTATTTTCTGAAAAGTATTTTAATTCAAATTTAGATTGAGTAGTAAATTCAAAAGATGAAGAATGTTTTAAAATAAAACCATTATTACTTATAGATGAAGACATCCATGCATTTATTGTATTGGTTACTTTAATTTCAATATCTTTTGAAGTAATAGAAGTAAATGACTGGGTTGCCTGATATAAAGAAGAAGTATACCATAAACCTCCTCCTAAATTAGATCCAGTATATGATCCTGTTGTACCTGTAGGAAATGTACTAAACCATGTACTACCACTTAATTGGTTTCTATATCTCCAACTAGCTCCATTCGTTGTTTCTGGGGAATTTGATTCTCTTCCTGTTCCTTTTTCCCAACTTCCTGAAATAGGATGGCTGAATAAAGTATAATCTACAGGGATAGAAGAAGCATTAGCTAAATATAATTTTAAATAAGCATCATAATTACTACCACTTACTTTATTAGTAATAATATCATTAATTTGATCAGTAGGAAATTTAATAATAGCTCTAGATACTTCATTAGTATTATCGGATGAAAGAAAAGTACTAATTTCTAAAATTTCATCTAATCCTGTGTTTTTATCAGGGTAATAAGAATACAAGGTTGCGCTTTTTTCGGGAAATATTTTATATACAGCCATTTATTGTGTTTTATATATGGTATAAATATAGAAAGCTCCAATTTTTTATTATTGAAGCTTCTAATATATTTAATAAAATTTTAATTATATTACTACTCTTCCTTGAATATCAGTATTAGGATATCTAACTTCAAATATAGAAGGATCTAATGAAGGATAAATATTATTATTTTTTGTTGCTCCTGTTATATCATACCCATATTCTGAATATGTAATTCCTGTAGTATCTTGTTTATTAATTATTTCTACTTTTACTACTGATTGTACTCCATTAATTTGAAGTAAATTTGAATTTATTTCAGATAATATAATAGGTTGGTTAATTTGCCATCTTTCTATATTAAAATAATTTTGTAAAACTGTTATACAATTAGTAACTACATCATTATTATTATATCCTGATTGGACAGTAATATCAAAATTAATACCTATATTAATATAAAATGCATCTTTAATATTAATAGCATCAGTAATCATTCTATATTGATTTAAGTATGTTATTAAATTATTTTTTAAAGTTGAAGATGCAGGTATTAATTGTTTATTTGAATTATATGCTAAAATATATAAATCTAATGCTAATGGATTTTTAGTAGTTGTTGTAGTTTCTATAATTTGAGTATTTTCAAAATCTTGAGTAATATATACTTTAGAAATACTACCATAGTCAGAAGGTAATGATAAAGCTCTAATCATGTAATCATCTTTAGTTACAGCTCTATTTTGTGAAGAAAAAGAGAATAAAGCATTATTTCTAATTTCTTCTATTTCATCACCATTTCTGCCACCTACTGATGGATTTGGGTTTGATGATACAACACTACTTAATACTGTAGCTGATATAGCTCCTCCAGGATTACCATTTTTAAAAAAAGCTCCACTAGTGTCAATTATAGTTAAATCATTTGAAGGAATATTAGAAGTAATACTTCCACCAACTAAATATCTAACTTGTAAAGTTATATTTGATGGAGCTAAACCATATTCTCTTGTAAAAAATACTGATGCTTTATTATAATTATCACTTAAATCAGATATTCCAGGTACTAATCCTAATCTAATATTATCAGGAGTTGGGATAATTTGCTCATCTGAGGAATTAGAAAGACCAGCACCAAATTCTAATTGTAGTGTATTATCTGATATTATTCTAGATACAAATCTTCTAGGAACTTTTTTTAAATATAATAAATAAGGTACTTGATCTGTATTATATGTTGGATTTGAAACTGGTTCAAATATACTTGATTGAGCTAAATATGGTACTTCATACCATTTATTACTATCACTACTTGTTACATCTAATATTTGTAATATATTAGTGTCGGTAATAGTAGATGTTTGAAATTTTTGAGGACTACCATAAGTAAAAGTAGTTGTTTTTATTTCAGCAGAAATAACTTTTACTGATTTTTTAAATAAATAATAATTAGCATCTACAAAAGTAATTTCAGTAGATCCAGTATCCGTAAAATCTATTTTATCTGTAGTTATAAATTTTGTTTGATTACTTGTTGAAGTTAATGGGGTGTTTTCAGGAATTATTAATCCATATATATTATAATTAGGACTAGTTATTCCATCAATAACTTGAGAAGGAACTAATTGATATATATCTACTGTAGTAGAAGAAGCATATGATGCTTTAGGTCTATACCCAAATGCATAAGATAAAGCGTATAAATTTTCTTTTTCTTTAGCATATAATAAAAAATTTTCTTGAACTTGAGTATCTACATAAAATGACATTACATCACCAACATATGATGCCATCTCAATAAACATATTACCTGGGGATGCTTCTGAAAAGTCATTATAAGTAGTTGGAAAATATGTTTTAGCATAATTAACCAAATTAGATTTAAAATCTGTAAATGTTTTATTTAAGTATGATACATTTTTATCTGACATTTTTATTGAAATTGAATAGTAATTTGATCAGCATTTCCTGATATATTTAATGTATAATTAATAGTAATATTAATAATATTAGTATTTATTTCATTATTTATAATAATATCATTTATAAATATTTCGGGAATATATATATTTGCAGCAGATATTATTGCATCTTTTATAGTAGTTTCAATTGTAGGAGTTATTTGGTCAAATAAAACTTTTTTTAAATCACATCCAAATAAAGGATTTAATACTCTTTCTCCTTTATTAGTTAATAAAAGATTAATTAAATTTGATTTTGTTTGATCTTTAGTACTATATGTTTGATTAAATAATTGATCAGTTTCATAAACACCAAAAGGTAAAGATACCCCAATAGCAATATTTTTTTGCAAATCTAATGGATTAACACGTATTACTTGTGGGATTGGCATTTTATCCTAAATTTTTAAGTCCAGCTCTTTCTTGAGGAGTCATATTAGCAGCGGCATCAGCAATAAAAGATAAAAATGGATTTTCAGCATTATTATCTACTTGTAAAGTACTATTTGATGAGTTTCCATTCATGTTTGAATTTTGATCAAACCCAAACATACTACCCATTTTTTCACGAATGTTAGTACGAACAGTCATAACATCATTACTTGTAAAGTTTAATGTTTGCGATTCTTGAATAGGTTTTTGTTTTGGGACCTCACTAAAAATAGTATTTAATTCTTCTCTTACCGCTTCGGCAACAGCTTCTTTAATTAGTTTTTTGAATAAGTCTACTTTCATATGTATAAATATTTTATCCTTGTAAATTTTGTTGATCTATTATTAATTTTAATTGCTCTACTAAATCTGTAGGGTCTAATGTAAATGAAAATTCACTTTTTAATACTTCAACTCCATCTCTATCAATAGCAACAGCATATCTACGTTTAATATTACCTCTAACTACTATTGCTTGTTGAGCACCTAAGGTTTCTTCTTCTTTAATAGCAAATTTAAATCCTTTATATTCAGGGAATGTAGTAGGTTGATTTTTTAAATCATTAATAAAATCTTGTAATTCATTATCTGATAAGTTATTTAAAGCTGTATTACTTAATAAATCATTAAGATTTTTTAATTGGTTTTTTAAATCATTTAAATCACTAAGTTGAGCATCTAATATACCTTGAAATATAGCAACTAATACATTTAATCCATCTACTAACTTTACTGCTGTTTCATATTTTTTTCTAAATCTTTCTTTAGCAGGTGTAATAACATCAGGTGCAGGAGAAGGAGTTGGTATAAGAAATATTACACTTGCTAATCTTAATATAATATTAAGTACAGATATAATTGTATTTAATCTTTTAACTAAATTTAATAATGATAATATTTTTCTTTCATTATCATTTAATATAGATAAAGTAGAATTTCTTAAAACTCTAGCGGCATTTATATCTTGTTGAGTCGTAGCTGCATCTATTACAGCATTAGTATTATCAACTAAATCTTGTAATTTTTTATTATTAAGTATTATTTGAAATAATAATTTAGTACCTTGAAGTGCTATTATTGGTGTTAATGATTTACTTGCGTTTTTTAAAACTTTTGAAAATAAAATTTTTTTTCCTTTTTCTCTTTTATTTGCATTTCTTTGTTTTCTTGCTTCAATTCTTTTTTGTATTCTTTCTGTTTGTTTATTTATACGTTTATATGGATCATTTAATATATCCTCAAGTTTTTGTTGTAATAATAATTTTTCTTGTTGTAATAAAGTTTTTTCTTCTAAATAACTATTATTTTCATTATTAACTGATTGGTTATATTCTTCTTGTGTTAATAAAGGTTTTGTTGGTGGTGGGGGGTTAAATTTTAAATTTAATTCTTCTAAAGTCTTAGCATGTTTAACTTCTAAATCTAATATTTTTTTTACTATTACTTGAATATCATTTTTAAGAACTTCAATTTTACCTAATGATGATGTTCTTAATTTAGT